GCGCATAAGCAGGCTATCCGACTGCTCAGCCAGCAGTCGGATAGCCTGCTTATGCGCAGGCGTGCACTCTTCCCACTCCAGCAGATCAGAGCTTAGCAATGATGTCGTCCAGGGTGGACTTGTCGATTGCAATAGAAGTGACGATCGGCCCGCCATTCGGGCCTACATGCTCAAGAACCTGCTTATCAAGTCCCAGCAGTTTTGCCTTCCCCATAGTAGCCCCAACCGCAGCAGAAGACTGAGGCGTTTCGCATGCAAGGGCTACCTGGCGCGCCTCCTCAAGCTCTTCAAGCAATGTGTCCACGGTTATCTTGTGACGCTCCATGATGGTTCCCCTCAATTCTTCCAGCCTAAGGGATACCTTAGGGGAGCTAGCCAAGCGGTGCGCCTCTACATGAACGACCTGCGCGGACATCCTTTCGGCATCGTAAGCGAAACGGTAAGCCTCTGACAGATTTCCCGTCTCGATGTACTTCAGGCAGAAAGATTCCTGCTTTTGGGTAAGGCTCATACCGCAGCCCATTTACCAAATATGTCTGGCTTCATTTTAGCGGCATACCTCATGGCTTTTTTGAACCGCTCAACCCTTTCCGGGGTGGAGTTCTTCATGAGGTATTTTACCATCAATCCTGCCTTGTGCTTTAGCTCCCAAAGCTCCCTAGCCTCAGGGTCGTCATGAATCATCCTTGCTACCAGGGTTCCATTCCTTTGCCTTACCTCCAGATTAACGCCTGGCATGTCCCCTCCATCTGCAAGGTTTAGCAGCCTACCAGAAGTCCTAAGCTCAGATATCCACCTGATCTCAGCTTCTCGCCAGTTCTCATGCGTGCACTCTTCGAGCAAAATCATTTCAGGGAAAAGGCCCTGATCAGAAATCTTTGCAATCCAGCAGCAGATCGGTCGATGCTTTGTGCGGGAATCTCTCAAGTGAGTAGCCATGCGCTTACGCATGTCGTTTGCTTTTCCGACATAGCGTATTTCCTTGGTGTCTGGATGAGCTAAAGCGTAGATGAATACTAAAGACATGTGGACCCCTGGTCATGGGTAGTCAGATAGTATGACCAGGCAGTGACTAGCTGCTTTTCGGGTGCCCCCTAGGTCATGATTGAGTATACCACACCCAAGAAAAAGCCCGCGTATAAGGCGGGCTATAACGTGGCACCAGTTGCGGAGTCGGACCGCAAAGGTTAGCGTCTGTGCCTACGTTTGGCTTTCAGCTATGGGAGGGCCTGAACTAGGTGTATTGAAGTGCTATCTAGTCGACCGGCTCACTAGAGCGATCTCCATCCTCCACGGATGGTGCGTTAAGCCTCAGTAGTCAGTACTTGTCAGGCAGCGTGCACTCCGCCATCCTTTTCCTTCCACCTACGCAACCCCTTGCGCCATCGCGAATGACCGCTTTAGGGTTAACACTACGCCACAGTCCACTAGATAACACTCCGATACACCCTGTCACCAGGATTATCGGGCCACGTCTCCCGACGTTGCTTCCACATTCTTCCCCTGGCCCGCATTGCTGCGTTTGGACATCCAGGTATCTACCCTCTGCCGCCCGGTACGAAGAAGGTCAAGCCTCGCATCGCTTTCGGTAAGTCGTATCGGCAGTGGGTCAAGTAGGTGGCCGTTGCTGATCTCCGGCTTGGTTTCTGCTCGATGACCAGGGTGCTAGCCCGGGTTTACACATATCGCCGCCGCGCATCAGCCTGCGCATCCACCTACATGGCGAATCATACCACGCATCACACAAAAGGCAACCCCTACTGCGGCGCCTTATCACCAATCTGGTTCTTCAGAACCTCAGTGACCTTTCCAGCGGCCTCAGCCGAACGAACACCCATCGCAGCCAGCTGATCCGACTGCCTGGCGATGATCGCGTTCTTCTCCTGCAGGTTGTTGCGCAGGTAGAGACGTTCCTTGGCGATCTCTTCGCGGTATCTGGCGTCCAGTTCCAGCAGAGTGTTTTGAGCCATCATCGAGCAGATGGAGAATCCGAAACCTATGGACATCAACACAGCAAGGCCGATGTAGATGCCGAACCCGGTTCTATCCCAGGCGTCTCTGAGCCTATCCATTGTGCGTTCTCATGAAGGTTTCGACCTTCGCTTTGAGTTCCTGATTCTCTTCGCGAAGCGTCCTGATCTGCTCGATCTTGTCGCCATAACGGCGCGGAGCGATCTTGGATAGGTACCACTTGCGTGCATCTGCGCGGTTCTTCGCCCAGGTCACATACCCCGAGTCAGTCGCGCCAGAAGCCATAGCGGGTGGAACCTCATCAAGGATCTCGAAGATCTCTTCAGCGATCGCCGACTCAGCAGCCGCTTTCGCTTCGTGATACTTATCCCTGAACTCTGGGTGCAGGTACATCCACCGGAAGACCGTAGTCTTCGCAGGGTAACCATCCTCCGCACAGATCTTGTGCAGAGCCTCACCGCAGCTGACACGCGCTAGTAGGTCGGAAACGTATTCCGGTGAGTAGTCTGTAGGTCTACCGCCTGGCATATAACACCTCCACAAGCAATGAACCCATTTTACCACGCCTACCCCAGACAAAGAAAAACCCGCCGAAGCGGGCTGTTCCCGACCCTCTCACCCTGCCTTCATCGAGACCATGTACGAAGTCAGGGTTGCGCATGGTTCGCGGGTCTAGAACTCATGTATTGGGGAAAGTCATGGTCTTCCGACGGCTACGTACTGAGGCTGAGCTACCAACTTCTGTAGTAGGGCTTACGCCACCATGACTTTCTCCGATACACCCTGTCACCAGGATTATCGGGCCACGCCTCCCGGCGTTACACATCTGCGCCACTCCTTCCGCCTGAACCCCATGTTGGTGGGCGCGCTTAATCAGGCTTGCTTACCACATGGCGAATCATACCACGCATCACACAAAAGGCAACCGCCGCGGAATGAATTTCCCACAGTTTCCACGGCTGACGATGACCAGGCCCAGCACTGCAGCAGCAAAGATCACCAACCACGGCTGCGCCGGGAATCTAGCCAGCGTCGCCCACTGCGTCAGCACCTGCACGGCAAGCGCTGCGCTGCTAGCTGCCAGCATCCAGGCGAATATGGATACGAAGTAGCGCCTGGGTAGGCCCTCCGCGAAGTATGAAGCCACCACCACCGCGGTAGCCGCATGGCAAAGGAATCGCATACCCAGGAGCGTTTCTTCGTAGTTGACCATCATTGATCTCTGCCCTTTAGGAAAGGGAACTTGTCCAGAACCCAATCGATCCAGGCGGGACGCTCTCCGCCGTCGGCGTACTGGTAGACACTAGCATAAACGGTCGCCCCAAGTGCACCAACGGTCAGAGATACCAGCATCGGCCACCTGGAATCGGGATACGAGTCCTGCGCCCAGCTACCGAAGAGGTACCCCGCGCCGACGCTGAACACGACCAGCAGCAGACGTTGTGCCCACTTCAGGCGTACAGACAGCGCCAGGAACGCAAACGCCCCAAAGATGGACGCCGTGGCAAGCTCAGGGTTCAAGCCGGCAAAGTACCCTGCGAACCCACCGACAGAGACAGCAGCGACAACAACAGATGCGGTGGTAGGTTCGCTCATTGCGACAGGCCTCACGGATGACCCGCATATTGTACGCGATGGATCCATGAGTGCACAAAATGTGATCAGACGCGCCAGACCCTGATGCCCTCGTCAGTGAGCTGCCAATTGAATGAGTAGCCAGGATTCCTTCTCCTGAATCTGCTAGCCGCTTCGTTGACCGCATAGTGATCAATGCGCCGGCCTCTCACCATCTTGAAAGGAACAAGAAAGCTGTCCCCGACCTCCATGGTCCTGAATGGGTATCGGCATCTGTCATTGGATCTCTTCCCAGGCATCGGAACACCCTTCTCAATCTCGTACATGTGAATATCCTGTCCACGTTTTGACATGGACAATTTAGCACCTTTCTTTTGATCTTAAAATCCCAAAGTCGGGCGCCGGACACCACCCCCCTATCTATAGATAGGGGGGATGGTTGTCCGCTGTGCCGGGGAGCTGTTTTTAAAAAATCACGGACAAGGCTGTCCGGCTTATAAATCAATGACTTAGGTAATTTCTGGACAGTTTCCGGTC